GTGACCGAATCTGCTTTCTCCACCGATGCTCTTGCCGCCATGAAGGAGCGCGTCCCAGACGTGGCCGAGCTGCTCCGTTTCATCGCCACACCGTCGCGCCTGCTGTTGCTGTGCCAGTTGTCGCAGGGCGAATCTACCGTCAGCGGTCTGGAAGCGACGACAGGCATTCGGCAGCCGGCCTTGTCGCAGCAACTGGCCGACCTGCGGCAGCGGCAATTGGTTCTGACGCGTCGCGAATCACGATCCATCATTTATCGCTTGGCCGACCCAAAAGTGGCGGCCTTGCTGAGCGCCATGCATGCGATCTTCTGTGCAGAGAATGAGCACGGTGATCGCATCCTCGAGTAATACGCATGGATGCAATCGGCGGCCGTCGTTTTTGTTCGGGTGTTAGCGAAGATCAGTCAAGGATCGGTGGACCCAAGCACAACGAATAAGAGGACGGTCGCGGCAGGACGGCAGCTATCTGACGTCCGGCACGCGACTCGGCCGGGATGAGGTGCGCTGGTGATGTGCGTCTTGAACATCGAGGATTTCTCAGGATCGTGCGCATCGGAAGAGAAAGTCTCTTTGAGACCAAAACGGGAACGATCTAAACGAAAGTGCCGACAGCATCCTGACATAATATACATTATGCGAAGTCGCATTGACGCTTCTGTGCGCCCTGGCGGCCTATCAATGCTGGTCCCTCCACAGGAAGCGGACTGGACAATGATATTAGACACCTACGATCGCGTAGACCTGACCGGCCCCTGGGCCGGTTTTGGTTTTCAGGGGCATCGGTTCTTCACTCCCGAAGGCCGAGATATCGACCCGGTGGGAATGCGCTACTGGTCGCTCACGTGCAACATCGCGCGCGAGTGGGCGCTGATGATGGCCGAGGAACGCCAACGCGTATGGCATGCAAGGCCGGCCGACGTGATCTACCTGCGGGACGTGCTCCGGCGCAGGCGTGAAATGCGGTTATCAATGATGGATGGCGCGGGGTCCGCCGACAGAGCGCGTGTGGTCCGGCAGACACGTGGGCCACGAAGTCCACGGCGCGGGTGAGGCGTTATCCGTAGGGGCTATGCCCCTACACCCCTACAATGCCGGTTCATCATCATTGGGGGACGCATGAGCTACAGACCGCAGAACAACCACGACGGGCTTTGGTGGGAAATCGCCCTGGGCATCTTCGTCGGTCAACTGATGACCGCAGCCTTCGCGGGTGTGGTGGCCCTGTGCCTGGGCTACTTCACGCTGCGAAGCGTGAGCGCAGGACTGCCGACACCACTACCGCAACGGATTTACACACCGCGCTCCCAGCAAACAGACCCGACACCAGTACAACTACGGCCGCTGGAATCGGACGAACGATGCATTCAACACAAACGGTTCCAGCGCCTGTCAAATGGCTGGCAAGAGTTGCCGCACGATCCGTGCTAAATCGTGATGCGTCACGAAACTACATGTCCAACGTGGTAGCCGGCGTGCTTGTGGTCGTCTGATACGGCTTGCTCTCGGGGAACGTGCCGAGGCTGCGCGGAACATGCCCAATCACGCCGCTTCTTTGGTGATCGCGATCAGCGCCACCGGCGTCACTCCCTGCGGTCGCAACGCCAGCAGCGCCGTCGCTCTTGCCATCAGGCGAGGTGTTATAGAGGCGTGGATCCTGCTCGCGCACTGGCTCGCGCCAAGGCCAAGCCGTGGCGACAACCGTGTGCTTGCCCGCAACAAGCCGGACACCATATGGCTGCACAGTGGCGTCGAAACCGAGGGCACGCAGCTGGCCAAGGTCAAGCTGCTCAAGCACGATGTTCGAAGTGTCGATCCATTGAAGCCATGCACGATCACGGCCAGACACCTGCGCAATGGCGGCAACCCGAATGCGACCCTTGGCGGCGAGCTCGATCACATAGCGCTGCTCCGGCGTCAAATCAGCAAGCGGATCGGCGACAACGGCCGCGACGGCCTGCTGCCCAGGTGCAGAGACCAGCTCACCCGGCTTGAAGACCTGGCCGACCGCTGGCGTTGACGACGGGCCCGTGGCAGCAGCATGCGCCGGCTGCTTACCCTTGTTGAAGTAGCTGGCGAAGAAGTAGAGACCGATGCCACCGACTACGAGAAAGATGACAGCACGCACTGCCATGGCGGCCCACACGTTCTTGCCGCCTTCCTCATAGACCTCGGTGTTCTCAGCGCCAGGCGCGTAACCGTCATAGAGCGGAAAAATCACCGGATCGTACTTGAGCGTCTGGCCGCCGACCTTCTCGAATTTGCCCGGTGAGGTGGTGTGGAAATACGTCACGCGGTACCGGCTTTTCATGCCGACCGCTGTGAGCTTCTGGAAGGTATTTTTCTTCTCAATACGTGCTTTAACCGCCGAGTGTAGACGGTTGATCCACTGCGTCATGATGACCGCATCGCCACCGTTCTGACCAAGCAGCGCCCAAAAATTCTCGACAGCCGGCTCAAGCGGCTTACGCTCGTTGACGTAGAACTCGTGGACCTCATCGATCACCACAAGCGCATCCTTGAACTCATCCGGAATGCACCATTTACCGGAGGCATCCTGCGTGCAGGCGAACAGCTTGGCAACGTCCTTCGTATCGACCAGCACGAGCAGATCGAGCACGTCCTTTTCCTGCATGCCCAGGTGCTTGGCGATGCGGTCGTGACGCAACCCATTGAGGCGAGCGAACACACGCCGCCCCTTCTTGATCGCCGGGAGAATGTGATTCTTTACAGCGTCGTAGCTCTTGCCGGCGCGCGGCACACCTTCGTTGAAGACCAGCATGTCACCAAATCCCGAGCGTCAACACACGACGCAACAAGTAGAAAATCATCGCCGCGCCGATGGCAACGAGCGATGGCCCAATCATGAAGACGTCCGCGAACCACAGGATGGTGCTACCTGCATTTCCCAACATGCCACCGATGCTCTGCCCTTTCATGAAATCAGGCATCGGCAGGAGATTCATGACGTAAAGCACCGCAGAGAGCGTCTGATCGAGCCACATAACGAACAGGTCGCCGATGAAATCAGCGAACGCCTGCCAGATCAATTTGACCGCCTTCCAAATCCATTCGGTTAGATCACTAAACCAACCCACTTGCATACCGCGCCCCTTATGTCACAGCAATGCGAATAGCCGCATACGCAGCAATCGCCAAAATGACCCAACCACACGCACGCAGGAAGCCAAGAAACGTGCCGCTACAGTGAAAATCGATGGTCATGGCGCTCCACCACTTGGACGCACCCAAGGTAAAAACCGGACACGATCCGCCAGACGGAACAGTCATGAAACTGGCGATACCACCGGCTATCGGCGTAGAGCGAACCTGCGCGGCGAACTTGGACACAACCGACTCCACTGTCTTGTCGCTCTTGGTGTACAGATCACCCATCGGTGCACCCGCGCCAGGATCATCACCATCACCCTCTTCGCCGTCACCATCACCGCCGCCGGAATCAGTACCAGAGCCGGTGCCATCACCCTTACCGGAACCGTCCTTGCCATAGGTGCTATCGAACGTGGTGACGTTGGAATTGGTGGTAACGCCGCCCCTGGTTTCAGAAGATGTGCCCTGCCCTGTCACCTTCCAATCGCCGCCGTTAGAGGGCGCATCCTTCGGGGCATTAATCGCCGCGTTCTCGGGCGACTTCGTTGCGGCCTGATTGTTGTTATCGGCCTTCTTGACGCCGGACTCTCCAGGGGACCAGCAGAACTGCTTGCCGGTCGATGCGGTCGCACACTGCTTGCCATCGCTACGAATGCACATGGTCAAGGTACCAGACTGCACGCAATCCTGATCCTTCACACCCTGCCCTGTGCCATCGCCGTAGCTACACGTTGCACCAGTAGGCTTGGCACCGACCAAACTGAAATAGGTTTTGCCGCCAGCGCTAAACGTATCAGCGGAGGTAGCAGGCCCCATGGCACAGCCATCATTGCAACTTGCACCATTACCCAATGCTGACCAACCGGATGTTGAAGCAGGACGAGCAGCACAACTATTGCGCAACGGAAAAACAAAGCTACTGGTAGGTGCATACGGCATGTCAGCAGAAAGCCACAACCGATAAACCCCCGCATCAGGCGGCTGATCATCACGACGACAATCATACTGCGCGCTGGGAACACTGGGCCTAGTATTAGACAACCACCACTCACCACGTGCATTGCATGCGGCAAATGCAGCGCCCTGATCACCAAAGCTGCCGCCGTTAGGTGGCTCCGCTGAAAACGCATACTCAGTGAACCCGATTAAGAGCAACACAGCGAAGAAAATCACTCGGATCATGGTGCGTCCAAACCCTTGACCGCCGCCCATCCACACAAAGCGCCCATAAACGCACAGAACAGTAGAACGATCATCGTGCCTCCCCCAGAAAGAGAGAGGGCGACACCGAAGCGCCGCCCTGCCCTCACCACCATTAGCCGAAGAAGCCGGCCACCTTCTTTGCACCCCACTTAGTGAAGCCGACCAGCGCGATCAGCGCGGCAGCACCCACAACAGCGGTCACGGCGTCAGCCGCACTCAGACCCGACAGAATGTCACCCATGTTTTCTCTCCTAGTAGATTGATTGATTTACCGGTCATTGAACATGCCCGCGACGCTGCCGGCGAGGCGTCCCAGGACGAACCACACGATCACCACACCGCAGCAGCCGGTGGACCACGCTACGGCGTCCTCCTTGCTGGGCATTGCGAACGCTTCTTGCACCAGCGCATACACGCTGTATTCGCTACCACTGACGAGCACGTAGCCGCTGCATTCACCAACCGATTGACCGGTGGGCACCAACGTGCCGTCCGCTTGCAGGGCTACGCACACGGCCATGGCTTAAGCCGTCGCGCGTGCAGGCGCTTTGGCAGCGCGCAACACATGAAATTTGCTGTAGTTGATGGCGCCCTTGTTGACGGTCACCATGGCTTCCAGATCCAGCTCGTACTCGCCGGGCTGGTACGCGGACTGTCCCTTCTCAAGGCGGACATCGAGGGGATACGCGAAGCCGCCGGCTTCGAGCTTGGCTTTCTGCTTGCGCGTGGTGTATTCCCGGTCCTTGCCCTCGTCATCCTTGAACGTGCCGCCACGCTCATCGACTTCGGCGCTCAGCACAGTGACTTTGATTCCGCTCATGGTGTAACCCCTTCTAAGGTTTGATTGATGCCCGCGATTTCGGGCCATTGATTGGCTACGTCTGCTGTTGCCCACGCCGGTAGCCGATGCGACGTGCAGGTACTGATGACGGCATGCAACGCGTCAGGCGTTGGGCAATGCCGCACGATGAAATTCAGGGTTGCGCCGTACTGACGCTTGATGTGGCGACGCGCACTTTTCCAGGTGGCATCGACAGCAGCTTTCGTAATGTCGATGCGCGTGGCGACGCAGTGCAGGAACTTGAGAACGGGATAGGCACCGAGCAGATAGGCAGCAGGATCGCGCAGCAAATCCAAGGGCAATTCCTTGCGATTGGTGGAGCGGAATTGCGCCTCATAGCGCACCCATTCGGAGGCCTTGTCGCCTTGCTCCCTGCCCTTCTCGTACACGCGCAGCTGCTTTTCGGACTTCTTCCCGCCGACGTAGAAGGTCTTGCCGTCGCCACTGTCGTGATCGTCCACGGTCTGCGCCTTGGGGCGCTGTCCACGGTTGTCGAATTCGCCCGATGCATACCAGCTTTGCGCCAGTTTCAAGGGGTATTTGCCCAGCAGGTCATCGGCGGCAACGTCCACACGGGTCAATCGTCCAGCGCAGCTTTCGAGCTTCGCTCGAAGCTCCAGCCACCGCTTCGCATGGCCGCAGCGCGCTGCGCTCAACACTCCACACCCGGTGCCGGTCAACTCGATACGCGCGGTGTAGGTGCCATCTGCACGGCGGCAGTGCTCACCGCCCAACTCGATCAACCCGACGTGCTGGCCGTCGCGGTCGGTGATACGCACGCGCCACAGATAAAACCGCCCCGGCCCGGCCTTTTCGTCAAGTTCCAAGCCCAAGCCGGCGAAGAACCAGCAGAACACTTGCAATGCGACCGCACGGGCGTTCTCGGCGGTGACGTCCATCCATTCGCGGACCTCTTCGGGGTCGTCGTTGACGAACACACCGGCTTCGCCGAGGACGGCACGCAAGTCCACAGAGGCGGAAAACCAGTCAATGGCGACCGTCAGGGTGCCATCGGCATTCCTGAATTCACTGACTCCCCTGTTAGACGAGGGGAGTCCCAGATCCAGCGAGCCGTCAGCCATGCGCGTAGAACTCCACAGCAGCGGTTTCACAGGCACGAGCAGCACGGCGCGAGGCGTGCACGCTCTGCTCCACCAGTCGGCCAGCAAGACGCACGGTCAGGCGAAAACGCCGAGTGCGGCGACCACCGATCACGATGTGGTAGGTGTCGATGTGGGAGACGACCGAGGCGCTCATGCCACAAGCTCCAATTCGGCATAGGCGCTGGAAACAATCGCGCGGCGCTGACTCAGCGGCGCACCGTGCTCCAACACGCTTTCGATGATTAAGACCTGTTCGCGGTGTGCGCGCAGCGCAGCTTCGGCGCGGCGATCCAGAATCCAGGCGACCAATCGGGCGAGGCCGACAGTAACGGTCAGCGCAGACGCGCCGATCAGTGCAAGTGCTTGTGTGTCCATGAAGCCCCTATCCCCTGCCCCTTGACGCGGACCCCGGAGGGGAGCCGGGGGCGCGGTGTCATACGGCGTAGGACACGAGGTGCATGTAACATGAGACAGGACACTTCTGTCAAACGGTATATGACGTGGACACCATAAATAAATTGCTTGACACGGCGCGAAAAGCATGCTCGCGCGACTCAGACAACAGCGTTGCGCTGTCGCTTGGCGTGTCGCGGAATTCGGTTTCGGTGTGGCGAAAAGGCGGCAAGATCACAGACACACACCTGATGGCGCTCATCGAACTGGCTCAGGCCGATCCCGCGTTGGCCGTGAAGGTGCGACAGGAAGAAGCAGCGTCGCCGGCAGAGAAAAAGGCATGGAGTGCGCTGTGGGACAGACTGTCCCCGGTCACTACGGTGATCGGGGCGCTCGCACTGGTGGCAATCGGCATGCACGCAGGGGCGCATGAAGCACTGCTAGCGGCGCTCTCCCCCGTCGCCATAACACCCACCTTCTATACATTATGCGAAGTGGCGTGTTGACGCTTCTGTGCGCTCTGGCGGCCTATCACTGCTGGTCCCTCCACAGGAAGCGAACTGGACAATGAAGCTAGACACCTACGATCGCGTAGACCTGACCGGCCCTTGGGCCGGTTTTGGTTTCCAGGGACACCGATTCTTCACACCAGAAGGCCGGGACATCGATCCGGTCGGGATGAGCTACTGGTCGCTGACATGCAACATTGCACGCGAATGGGCACTGATGATGGCGGAAGGACGTGAGCGCGTGTGGCACCCCCGGCCAGCCGAAGTGATCTACCTGCGCGACGTACTCCAGCGCAGGCGTGAAAAGCGGTTATCAGTTGAGAGTGGTAAGGGGGTAGCCGCCAGTGCCCGGCGCAGCCCGACTGGACGGGGGCGGCGGCGTCCACGGCGCGGGTGAGGCGTTATCCGTAGGGGCTATGCCCCTACACCCCTACAATGCCCGTTCATCGTCAACGGGGGCCGTATGAGTTACAGACCGCAAAACAACCATGATGGGCTTTGGTGGGAAATCGCCCTGGGCATCTTCGTCGGCCAACTGATGACCGCAGCACTCGCCGGGGTGGTGGCGCTGTGCCTGGGCTACTTCACCCTGCGCAGCGTCAGCGCCGCGCTGCCCACAGTCGGGCCGCAACCTCTATACACGCCACGCTCTCAGCGTGCAGAGCCGGCACGGCTGCAACTACGCGAACTGGAATCAGACGAGCGGTGCATTCAACACAAGCGCTTCCGACGACTGTCGAACGGCTGGCAGGAGTTGCCGAACGATCCGTGCTGAATCGTAACGCGGGACGAAATCACATATCCAACGTGGTTGGAGACGTGTAGCTCTGCACCTGATAACCGGGGGACTCAGGGAACGTGCCCTGGCTGCGCGGAACACGCCCAATCACGCCACCACGCTCGTGATCGCGATCAGCGCCGCCGGCGTCACTCCCTGCGGTCGCAACGCCAGCAGCGCCATCGCTCTTGCCATCCGCCGAGGTGTTATAGAGCCGTGGGTCCTGCTCGCGCACTGGCTCGTGCCACGGCCATGCAGTGGCAACAACGGTGTGCTTGCCGGCCACCAACCGCACACCGTAAGGCTGCACGCTGGCTTCAAACCCAAGTGCCTGCAATTGCGCCAAGTCGAGCTGCTCCAACACGATGTTGGAGGTATCGATCCACTGCACCCAGGCGCGATAGCGACCATCCACTTGCGCAACGGCAGCAACGCGAATACGGCCTTTCTCTGCAAGCTGGATCACATAGCGCTGCTCAGTACTGAGATCGGCGAGCGGATCAGCAACGGGATTAGGCAACCCCTGCCCTGGTGCAGACACCAACTCACCGGGTTTGAACACCTGCCCGACCGCTGGCGTCGATGACGGACCAGCAGCAGCATGCGGCGGCTGCTTGCCCTTGTTGAAATAGCTCGCGAAGAAATACAGCCCAACGCCGCCAACGACCAGAAAAATCACGGCACGCACGGCCATCGCGGCCCAGACGTTTTTACCGCCCTCTTCGTAAACCTCGGTATTCTCGGCACCAGGGGCATACCCGTCATAAAGCGGAAAAATCGCGGGATCGTACTTGAGCGTCTGTCCGCCGACCTTTTCGAACTTGCCGGGTGAAGTCGTGTGGAAATAGGTCACGCGATACCGGCTTTTCATGCCGACCGCCGTGAGCTTCTGGAACGTGTTCTTCTTCTCGATGCGCGCCTTGACCGCCGAGTGCAAGCGATTGATCCACTGCGTCATGATGACCGCATCGCCACCGTTCTGACCAAGCAGAGCCCAGAAATTCTCTACCGCTGGTTCCAGCGGTTTGCGCTCGTTGACATAGAACTCGTGCACCTCATCGATCACGACCAACGCGTCTTTGAATTGGTCCGGTATGCACCACTTGCCGGACTCATCCTGCGTGCAAGCAAACATGGCGGCGACATGCTTGGTGTCAACCAGCACAAGGCAATGCTGCACGTCTTTCTCTTCAATGCCCAGATGCTTGGCAATGCGATCATGCCGTAGACCGTTGAGACGCGCGAAGACGCGACGACCCTTCTTGATCGCGGGCAATATGTGATTCTTTACCGCATCATAGCTCTTGCCGGCACGCGGAACGCCTTCATTGAAAACAAGCATCTCACCAAATCCCGAGCGTCAGGACGCGACGCAACAAGTAGAAAATCATCGCCGCGCCGATGGCAACGAGCGACGGACCGATCATGAACACGTCCGCAAACCACAAGATCGTGCTGCCGGCATTTCCGAGCATGCCGCCGATGCTCTGCCCTTTCATGAAATCGGGGAGCGGTAGCAGGTTCATGACATAGAGAACCGCAGAAAGCGTCTGATCAAGCCACATCACAAAAAGATCGCCCACGAAATCAGAAAAAGCCTGCCAAACGAGTTTGACGGCCTTCCAAATCCAGGCGGTTAGATCACTCAACCAACCAGCTTGCATACCCTGCCCCTTATGTCACAGCGATGCGAATAGCCGCATACGCAGCAATTGCCAAAATAACCCAGCCGCACGCACGCAGAAACGCGAGAAATGTACCGCCACAGTGAAAATCAATCGTCATGGCATTCCACCACTTGGAGGCACCGAGGCTAAACACAGGACAAGAACCACCAGCTGGAACGGTCATAAAACTTGCGATGCCACCGGCAACGGGAGTGGAGCGCACCTGCGCGGCGAACTTGGAAACGACAGATTCAACGGTTTTATTGCTCTTGGTGTAAAGGTCTCCTATCGCTGCACCCTCGCCAGGATCATCGCCTTCGCCTTCTTCGCCGTCGCCGTCGCCGCTACGGTAATCCCCCCGCCC